TCAACCGTGGCGCGCGAAAGCATCCGACAACACCCAATCATCTGTTATGCGAGTGATCAACTTACCAACCTCACCCGGCAAGGCGTGCTGAGGGCCATTGTTATCAATCACCCAACCCGCATCATCAGCGGTCAATTCCATTGAAGCGCGCGGCTCAGGCGGCAACCGCCCAGAGGCATCAACCCAAACCACCAGATCAAAGAGGCTGCGCGACCTTTCAAACTCAGCACGCGAGCGCATCCCGGTATAGATGTCATTCGCCTCAAGAATTTGCTCAGCGAGCATCCTGCCAGGGCGCAAATTGTAAGCCCTGATCGCGTGAAACCAGAGATCGCGGTGCGCGTGCCGATCCTCATAGGCAGCACGCCAATCAGGATAGAGATCAGACACCAACGGAAACACCGCCTTTTGTGCGGCAAATTCTGAGCTAGATACACTGCGCATCCCATATTGATCGCGCAAGATCTCACCAACGCTATCCTTGCCGTGCCGCCCATCCCCGATCACCAAAAGGCGCACAGAGCCACAAAGATCGACCATAAAAGGCGATATGCCCGACCCACTGCAAACCTCACACTCATCAAGTCCAAGGTGAGCCCAATCATGCACGCCAAAACCCTTGCAGCGCTTGCACTTAGAATTTGCCATCACAAACCCCCTCAACAATTTCATCGAATTTCCAGCGCAGCCCAAGTGCATCGGCGCGGGATTGCAGCCGGGCAAACATGGCGCGCCAATCGGCGCGGGCGCGCACATAGTCAGGGCGATGCGTCACCGCCCAAAGATAGGCGTCAAGACCATCGCAGAGGTGCAAAACCGCCCTATCACGCGCGCCCAAGACGTGCGCAGGGATGTCAAAACCCATTGCGCGCAAAGCATCACCCTCAAGCCCATCAACGGCGGCATAAAGATCCGGGTTTTTCCGCTTGACCGGCGAGGCGAGATCACCAACCGCATTCTCACCCAAGTCATGCACGATGGCCGCGCGTAAAAGCTCAGCCGTGGCATCGGGCATGAATTGCATGATGAGGATTGCGACCCGGCAAGAATGCCCATCAACACGATCCCCAGACGCGCAGAAAGCCGGATTTGTATGCCATCGGTGTGTTGAGCCCGCGAGCCAGGGCGAGGGCGGGCGCTGCACTGAGGCCGGGGCGCGCCCAATAAGCCGCAACAGACGCGCCGTGACCCACGAGAGAACGCCCGCAAGCCAGTTTGCGAGCGCCCCGGCGAAAATCGCGGACATCATGCCCGCCACCGCGCGCAAGGCGTTTGCGTGATCAAGGTGCGCTTGCCATTGGCATAAGTGACAACATGCGAGCGCTGCCAGCTTGACGGGCTGTTATTGTACCCCTGATCAAGATCCCCAGACATCCCGGCGATATAGACACCATCAAGGATCTGAGGCGAATGCTTGTCTGCAATCGTGAGCCGCGTGCCCATCTTGGCGAGACCAACCGCCGTGCCCCGCGACCCGTTGGGACCCTGATGGCCGTGCATCCCGCATTCAATGCCGCCGCTATCTTGGCAGATCACGAAAGAACCACCCATAGGAACAAAATCAATCCCCTCAAGCTGGCGCACATCCTCTTGCTTGAGAGCCCAACGGCACAGATTGAAGCCCTCAGCGCCCTCACGGATTGACCGCAAGAGGGCAAGATTGCACTCATGCCAATATTCAGCGTTGCCGGTATCCATGCGATCAGCATCACGCCGCGCCCATTGCATCAAGCGATCATCATGGTTGCTTTCGATCATCACCGTGCGGCAAGTATCCCGCCCGATTGCGCGCAGGAATTTTGCCCCCTCGCGAACCTGCCAGCGAATGCCAGAATGCCCGGCAGCATCCATACGCGCACGGTGAATAGGATCGCCATCCACATGGCGCGAGGCCATTTCAAACGACATCAGGTCATGAATAAATTGATATTCAGGGCGCAGAACACTCATCAAGCTATCTGCATGGTCGCCCCAAAGCGCATCAAAAACATCATCAGCGAGGCTAGGGATATGAATATCACCAAACGTCACCGCCTTGACGCGGTTCCCAACACTGATGCGACCAGAGCGCACGACAGCATCAAGATCTTGAAACGCCCCATCATTGGTTGCCGAGATCTGGCGAACCCATGCACTCCCATCCTCACGAGCCTCAACGATAGTGGCCCCTAAAACGTGGTGAAACTCAGCCTTGAGCCCCGCCTTTTTCTTCACATAGTTTGGCACGGTACAAGCGCCCGTTGTCATGACCGATGGCACGAACTTCCCCGGCATGGCAGGCACACTTTCAAAGGCAAGTTTTGCGTGCGGAAAAACCGCCGTGCGCCCCTGGGCGTAAGTTGTCAGGCCACTCAGCGGGCGCACCGCCGTTGGCAGGGTATTCATTTCAGCGCAGAACAACACCGGCCCGCAATCCATTGGATCAAATCGCAGATGCGGCAAGACCTCGCGGGCAAATTGAGCCGTGCGGGTTTGGTGATCTGTAAAAAGCCCATGATTATAGGTGAAGCCACCAACCACAACCTCTGCGCCGACATGGCGGCCATAGGCTTGCAGGTTTGACCAAAAGCGCAAATGCACGTCCGTATCATCCTGCGCGCTTGTCAAAATCCAGCGCCGCACCTCCCCCCTACGGATCGCAGCAGCAGGCGCACCAGGGCGCGCGAACAGATCCCAATCAGGCATGAAATGATCATCACCACGAGCCTCAGCATCGCCCTGCGTCTTGAGGAACCCACGCACCATGCGCTCAGTTGTCTCATAGCCCTTTTGCGTGAGCTTGCGCGCCGCCTCAGGCACGCAAGAACCCTTGCCGCCGCGCGGATCCCCAAAGGGGTCAAAACCAGCCCTCAACGCCGCCTCAAGGGCGTCTTTGATGCGCTGCGCACGGGCCGGATCTCGCGCCCCGGTTTTACGTTGACTTTTCATTCTGATTTTCCACCCTTTAACCGCCGAATGCGGCCATAAAATTGCGAGGCATCCGTAAGCGCCTGCACAATCAAATCTGAGCGCGGGGCGGCATCAAGTTCAGCCGCAAGCCCTCGCTTGAAATCTGCCGTATAGCGGGGCGGCAAAGGCACCGCCGCCGCATCAAAGACAGCCCGGTCCGGCCCGGCGCAGGCAGTCAAGAAACTCAGAGCGGCCAGGGCGAGGCCCCGGCGCAGAACGCTTGATTGCATCTTTCACCTCTTGGATTTTTTGAGCATCCAGATCGCGGCGCAAATCATCCGCCGCATCAGCTCGCTCACTTGAAATGAAGGCCGACACCGAACCCCAAAGGGCGAGACCAGCCACCACAATCAGAAACGCCCGCCGCAAGGCAGGGCGGGCGCTCAGGACACGCAGAAAGGCCACCATTTAGACTGTCACCCCCGGCCTGAACGGGGCAGGCCCGCCGCGACCAAAGAGCCAATGCAAAGCTCATGCTCAGACTTGCGCCGGTTGACCAAGCCGCGCACCACACGCCCCCCGGCACGGTTCCAGCGCAACAGCTCATCACAAGCCCCGAACAGATCACCAGCGTTAGCCTTGCGCACAAGAGTTGAGCGGCAAGCCGCGCCGGTTCCGACGTTGTAAGACCAGCTCAGGAAGGCGACAGCCGCGCCCTCAGGCAAAGAAGCCTTGAGGCACTTGCCAAGAGCCACAGCGTACCGCTGCAACTCCTCATCAAGCATCCCCTCACATTCCGCCACAGTGTAAACATCACCCGGCGAAACCCCCTTAGTTTCGCCAAAGCATACCGTCCAAACACCAATGACATCCTGATAGGCTTGCGTGCGCAGCCCCTCCCATTGAGCCACAAAGGGGGCGGCTGCGATTGCGAGAACTGCAAAGGATCCGGCAAGGGTGCGTTTACGCACCCGCATCGCACCGCTCTCATCACGCCGAAAATGACGCACCGCGCCAGAAATGGCGACCTGCTGGACAATACGAGCGATCACAGCCAGGGCGCTTGCTACCGCAGCCGCCGCAGCAAAATAGACAGGATCCACACCGAGCATATCAGCACTAACCAAGCCAAAGAAGACAGGCAAAGCAGAGAAAAAAGCCGCGACGATCATCAGGCGAACAGACCAAGCCCCAGAGAGGATAGAACCCCAATTTTCCACAAGTTTCATGATTTCCATTTCCCACAAAAAAAGCCCACCAAAAGGCAGGCAAGACAGATGCGCAAAGGCGCACATCAACAGAGTTAGATTTTCAGTTTGGCAATCCCGCCACGACCAGAACGATATGCAGGCAGGCCAAACCTAGACCGGCGCAACAATCACCGGATGCCCATCCTTGCCGGGCAAACCCTCAAGAACCCGCGCACCAGGACGGGCCAACAAAAAGGAACGAATGCCGGGCGTTCCGTAGGCAAAATTCAGCATGTGAGAATGCCCCTGCTCACCCATCTGCGCGAACATCCGGCCCTCAAGTTCTGCGCCGATACGTTGCCCGCGATAGGATTTGCGAACAAAGAGATTAATCAGTGTCGCACACCGAGGAACAGGGACGCCACAAGCGGCTTCAAGTTCCACACTGTGCGCACGCGGCCAAACGCGGTTATCTGCGGACGTCCAAACCGCAGCACCAGCAAGCCGCCAAGCATCAATTGCAAGCACCACAAAGGCCCGATCACGATAGCCACTCAGAACAGCCTCAGTTGCAGCAACACGCTCAGCCGCAGCAGGGTCAGCCTCAGCCATGATTTCCAGCATCGGCGGAACGAAGCGGCCAGCCCGGCCCAAGGGAATTGCCCGGTATGTCAACATCAGATTGCCCTCAGGTAGGTTTCAAGCTCAGTTAGAATTGCGGCAACATCCTGTTCATTCTGCGCAGAATTGACACTTGCAGAAGCGCCCAATCGCAACTGCTCAAGCTCAGCACCAACAGACCGCCAACGATCAGCCATTTCCAGCCAAAGAACAGCAAGCGCCCCAGCCGTTGGGGCGGTTATTCCAACCTCTTTTTCAAGAAACGGATAACCAGAGAGATCCCCAGGCTCAGAACTTAGCGCGAGATAGTTCCGCGCCTCATCTTCCTTGGCAGCATAGATTGCCTGCTGCCCAGGAATATCCGTGATGAATGCCAACCTAACCGACCCGATGCGCCGATTGATCTCAGCCAAGGCGGTAGATTTGGCCGCGCGCAAAGGCGCACCCTTGCTTGCCTGCGATCTAGAAACGGTTAGCATCAGGACACCTCAAGAATGGTCTTGGTTGGAACATGCGGCAGAAGTGAAGCCACCTCGATTTCATAGCTGCCAGCATCGGGGAGACTGAAATCGAAATCGGCGGCAGAACCATCCGTAACCACCTCGGCCAAAGTCTCTTTGCCAATCCGGTCATGAATAATCACTTGCGTTCCCGGCGGGCAGGCAGGTAGCCGCCAGCCGCCGAGGATTTCAACCGGCACCGGGGAAGAAGGGCGCAGAACAAACGTCCCGCTCACTACATAGTGCTGATTAAATTGAGACGGTTTCATGCCCTCTGCCAGGGCAAATGCCCCCTCTGGCAACACAGAGGCGTAGCCGCCACCCTCAACATAAACGCCGGTATCATCCAGCCTGAGAAATGGAATAGCGCTCATCTTACCAAGGCCCTCGCCACAATCGAAACATCGTCAATGTTTGTGTAGGATGTAACCCAGCCAGAGGCGGCACTAAGATAGACCCGTAAGCGCAACTGCACATTCTCAAAAACACCCTGCTTTGAAGCAATATATTCATGGTCCTGCCATGTGGTGTTGCTAGGGGTATACAAAGTATCATATTCGCTTTTCCAAGCCCCCCAGACGCCGCCCGATTTTTCGCGCATCTGAAAAATGACGCGCGTTGTATACCAGTCCGTTGCGGAAGTGGGCTCTCCATCCTTATTCGGCCCGGTGCTGTAGGTGCGTTTCCCTCTCGTTCTGCAACGAAACCTTACTGCGATCTGCCAGAACTGCCCCAACTCGAAAGCCCCAAGAGAGACATTGCCAACATAGGTGTCATTACCTTTGGTTCTAGCGACATCATCAACAAACGTCGCGCCATCAGAGACAGCACCAACCTGCACCCAATCCCGCACTACAAGATTGTTGAACTCAGCATTACCGCTTTCATCAATCAGCCACCCGGCAGCCCCTGAAGAAAAGTTGCCAGACTGCAAGGCACCATCAAAAACGCTCAGCCCATTAAAGCCGATTTCATCGCCGGTCAGTGAGACTTTTGAAGCAGCAGCCCCAGCCGCATTAGACGCCGCCACGATTTCAACCGCGCCCGTTGCGCCTCCCGCCTTGGCACGGAATACCAGAGAAGCCTCAGCATTGCCCTGCAAGTCAACAACAGCTTTTTGCTGGATCAAGGCATTAGCAGCCTTGCTAACCGTGCGACACTGGACCCGGTGAATTCTAGCCGTGTGGTCATTATCATCAGCGCTGTTATCACTACCATAGTAGACAAACCGGATGTCGTTTAGTTCTGACCCAGAGCTAAAGTTTTCGGGTCGTTCAAAGACCAATTTTAGTTGCTGGATTTTGCCATTCTGCGATGCCAATTGATCAGCAATATATGCAGTGTCTGAATAATTCGCATCGCCATACCACTGAATAACAATCCTCGCAGAGCCCCAGGTGCCGGAAACCATTTCCAGATCCATTTCGACCTCGATGTATCTTGCCTTCGATGCGTCAGGAATATCGTCGTATTTTGTCATATTTCGATACAGAAACGGCTTACCCGCTGGACTTGCACCTGTGGAATACTCCCAATACCCGCCATAGGCACCACCAGATAGTTTGCTGCCATCAACCGTCGTAGTGTTACCGTTAGAGTGCGTCCACTTATTCACGCCTCCCTGTTGGACACCGTTCAGAAAAATGCTCTCGTCACCCGAAATCGCACCCCCGCCCATGACACGAGCAGCTACATCACGCGCAAAGACCGCACCCGCCGCAGCATCCTGGGCCTCACTTGCTGCGGTTACGGCAGCAGTTTCCGAGACCCCTGCGGCAACACTATGTGCCTCTGCCGCATTTACTTCTGTCACGTCCTCAATCAGGATTGATTGGATACGGATTTCACCACTGGTAGTTTCAGGTCGGGTATAGAGGCCACCACGCATAAAACCCCCATCAACGGAAGGGGTGTATTCGATCACATAGTCGGCCATACTGTTAGTGAGGTTAACTGTGGTATTTTTAGGCAACCCTACATAGACGTAGCTATCATCCATTGCCCGGAAGAACATGAGCAAGTTTGGCGCTCCGGCAGACGTCACTTTTCTTGCCCGAACCGTCAAACGATATGTGCGTCCGGCAATTATACTGATAACACCGGAAGTCATGATCCACTTTACTGACCCATCAAAAATGCGATAGGCAACCCGCCCCTCTCCAGTTACGTTCTTAAAACTCCAACCGGACAAGGGGTGCTCCCCCGGTGCACCACCAGCAGAACTGGTAAAGTAACGATCATCCTGTTCAAAGGTGGAAGGCAAAGATCGCATTGCATCCAGCAACGCTCCGTCCTGAGAGGCTGCGGCCTCCAATTTGGATTGATTTGCAGCATTGGCGTAGTTCCCGGCATCAGTCGCTCGGCTAGTGGCTGTAGAGGCAGACCCAGCCGCAGAGGACGCACTACCAGACGCAGCATCCCGCGCCGCCTCAGAGGCGATCTTTGCGGAACTGGCTGCACCGGCAAAAGTCTCACTGTCATTGCGATATGACAGCGCCGCTTGCTCAGCATCATAGGACGCGCTGGCAGAGATATTGGCCGCCAGAACGTCCGTTACATCCTTCACCTCAATTAGGCCGATCCGCACCTTACCATTTGTCGAGTTTCCGGCATTGTGACGCACATGAAATGTGATCAGGTCTGAGGCGTCAGACGCCGAGCCGTGAACCACTCTATGCGTAAAATCGGAAAAGGTTCCGAGATCGGCCACCCCAAGCCCAGCAGGATGGATCAGAACAGAGTATTCTTGAACCCCATCGGCAACAGATAGAGGAAAGGCAAGATCAACCTGCTGATTTGCTTGCTGAACCGCGATACCGCCAGAATTATAGGTGCTAAACCCAACCATCACGCGGGAGCCACCATAGGCACCATCGTCAAAGGTTTTCACCCGAACACGCACCAGGAAGGCGCGCGACGGGTCAAACGGCAGTGCCTGCGCCGGACCAAGGCTGGCATTAGCCGCCGTGCTTTCATAGCAGGCCCCAAAATCGGCATCGCCGGTGATCAGACGCAGGGCCGAGATTGCAGGACGCGGGAACGCACCGACCGCAGTGGATTGGTAGGTCCAAGCCTCAATTGGTGCAGACAGGCGCGAAGGAAGCGTTGCAACCGTTGCGGCAATCGCTGCCGCGCTCGCATCCACAGCAAGCCCCTGCGCCGCCACAGCACCGCCTTGTGCCGCCTCTGAGGCCTGGCGGGCCAGTTCTGCCGCCTGGGCTGACACATTGGCGTCACCGGCACTGTCAACTTGATCGCGAACCTCAAGGGCCAAAGCGCTCCACTCAATTGCGCCAGGACCGAAATCACCCGGCCCAAACCGCACATCATTTGTCGTAACCGAAACCCAAGATGTCCAAGAAACTTGGCGCGGGGATGCCGGAATATACTTGGCGCGCACCTCATATTCAGTTGCGGGAAGGAGACCCGCCTCAACGAGAAAATCGCCCGCCTCAAACAGTTGAGTTTGCGGCGATGAAACCACAACCTGCGTTGTCTTCAAACGGATTTCAAAGAGGATCCCCGCAACATCATCAACGTCAGGATGCCACTGCATCAACAGCCCGCAGCGACGTGCGACACCCGCCATATCTTGGATGTCCACCGCGAGAGGATCAAAGCCCACAACCCCCTGCGCCGTTGGGCGCACGGGTAGCAGCGGGGAGGGCGTAACTGGCACAAAATCAGCGCCATGATCCCAACCGCCATGATCCGAGGGGTCAACCTCAGTGATGTCAACAATCAGATCGCAGTTTGGCAGGTCAATTACACCATCAACACGAAACTGCTTTGCGGAATATCCATTGCGAACACTCCCCCAGGTCACTGTATCACCGGGCTCAATCAGCCGAAACTTTGCAGGCAATGTGTGCGTGTGGCGACGCGCGCGGCGAGCGGCAGAAAGCTCACCACTCAACAAACGCTGCGCCTGAGCGGGGTAAGGTACAAACGAAAGCTGAACGTCCGTCATGAGCCTGCGCCCCCCATCCTCAGCCTCAAAGGCAGCATTGTAGAGGGGAGGGGTCGAGCGCATCACATAACCCTCATCAGGAGACGGGTAAGATGCGATCACACCATTGACCGTATCGCTCAGCCCAAAGAACGGAGTAAAAGACTGCGGAGCGAGACTAACAATGTCCTCATCAGTGAAATGCGCAACAGGGGCATCTGGCGCACCAACATAAATCTTGAAGACACCACCAACCTCACTCATGCGGCCAGCGCAGGCGGTCAAGATAGCCTCAAAAGCACTGCCGATCTCGCTGTTTACAGTGATCTCACCGGCACAGCGGTAAATCGGCTCAAGACCATTCTCACCCTCGACCTGCGCGCGGCACTTGGCAATTTGAGAGATCCAATGCGCAGCAGGCAAGCGGGCAGCAGTAAGCCCCTGCAAGCCATAGAACCACTGCCCATCATAGCTGAAACCTCGCGCCAAATTGTATGCTTGAACAGCGGGCAATTCATCCCCGTCACCGCCCCAGGTCGCAGGATCCTCCCAACGCTGATCGCCAACGCCACCCTGAGTTTCATCTTTGGAGATGTCATAGAGTTTAACGCCATTCAGTACGAATTTAGAACGTGGAAACCCCGTGAAAATCTCATTGTTGAGCCGAAAGGTAACAATCGCGTAGGCGATGCCCTTGCCGATGCGAGAGGGGGAATAATCACGGGGAGCGCCACTATTAACGGTGCCGGTCAGAAACGTGTCAGCGGCCTCCTGAGTACCATCATGAAACTTGATCCAGGCATAATCCTTGCCGCCCTCACGATACTCAACAGCAGCAAGACCTTTCTCATCCCCCGTATCCTCAAGACTTACGGCGCGCCCCTCAATAAACCAGCGATGAAGTCCCGCAACCGGCAAATCACTCAGGGCGATGACCTGCGTATAATATGCGTTTGGGGTATGCCCAACAGAACCCCACTCAGAATGCCAGACCAGAGAACCCGCCGAGAGGGAAGGCCCGACAACGAAAGAACGGGGGACACTGCCCCCAGTGCGAACACTGCCCTGAATAGCGAAAGGCTCAGCCGAAGAACCGGGCGATTTTGCAAAAGCCTTTGCAAGCGCGGAAACCCCAAGCTGAACAGCAGCCCGCAACAGGAAATTGCCAATCGCAAAAGACCCAAGCGCACCAAGGCTGATCGTCCAGCTTGAAATCGCTGCAAAAGCTGCCGCAAGGCCAGTAAAGAGTGCCATGAGCTCACCCCAATATTTTGAGAAAACTGTTTTCAGAAAGCGCGAAACCAGCCGCGCCAAAGAACCGCGAAACGCGACGATCATTGAGGCCAGACAACCCAACAGCAGCACAGCCCTCAGCCCGCGCCCACTCTGCATAGACATCAATCATGCGGCGCGATGAGCGGCCCCGATGCGAGGGGTCAACCCAAAACACCAGCTCATGAGCAATGCGAACCGGGGCGAGCGGGGAGATCGACGTAGAAGCCGCCAGAACCCCCCGCAGAGCGCCCTCCACCTCAAGGGCGAGGCAGAGCTTGCAAGGATCCTCTATGTGGTCCTGAGCTGCGCGAGAGGCGTGCGCAGGATTGAAGTCAAAAGGAATGCCAGAGGCCGCATGAAAGTCCCGACAAAGGGCCAGGATCTCAAAGCGCTCATCGGGGCGCGCCGGGCGCACAATCGCTTGAGACATCAAGCCGCCGCATCCTCACGGATAGTGCCGCGCTTACCCCAAAAAATCACCAAATCTGCGCAGGATGTGACATCCCTGTAAAAATCATCCCCAGGATCGCGCGACTGCTGGCTTTCATGGCTGCGCATATCGGGGTTCCCCCGCGTCAATTCCTGAGCGCTTGAAACACATTTGATAGAGACACTGCCCTCTTGCCCCTCAGCCGGTGTTTCAACCGGGGCACCATCGACAAAACCAACAAAACGAGAGCCCGCAGGCTCAACCATTCGCATAGTCTCAGGATCAAACTCGCCACGATAGATTTCAACTTTAGCCTGCCTAACGTCATAGACCCGCAGCAGCTCATTAATGCGATCATCAAGTTGCGAGAATTTCACCTCAACCTCTTGCACCGTCAGATTGGAAACCATCGGGATAGGATCAATCGCGATCAAGGATCCAACCCCTTGAAAGTCATATCCAACAGCAAGACCGCTATCCGCATCCATCACTTGCGCGTTCACGTTTCCAACATCAGACCAAAATGCCTCTGTGATTGGCTCACCCGTTTCACGCACCCGCCCCGTAATCCGCATGAAATCACGAGTGACAAGCGTTTTTGCTTCAAGCAAAGCTTGAGTGCTTACAGGAATTACCCGCATTTTCTCACCTCAAAGGTTCAGAATGATCAAAGGATTTGGATGGCCGAAAAACTCAAGCTTGAGGCCACAAGATCGCGCAGAGCCGGAGCTTGATGGCCCGGCTCAAGGATCATTTCGCAAGACGCCCGATTGACTGTAATCGCCGCACCCACGGCAGCGCCGGGGCGGATCGCAGGGAAAACATCAAAACTCTTAGGCACACCCGCCGACAGAGTTTGGGGCGGGCTTTGGATCATGTGCAGCGCCCGGCTCCCACCCGCGCCATACTCAAAGCCGATATAGTCGCCAGGGCTCAGCGTAAGGCCACCCCCAGGCGAGCTAAGCTGAACCGAATACGCATTTTCAGAGAACAGCAGTGAGATTGCCAAGGTGCCCGAAAAACCGCCGGGATGCGCTTTAGGAAATGGCCGGCGCACATCATGAGCCAAGAATGACCCAACCGAACCATTCAGCGAAATCAATGCCGCCTCTACATCCTGCGCATCATCCAGCCGGGCGGGCGCAGTTGTAAAGCTCGCGCGCCACAATGCAGAACCCAAATCCTTTGCCTGCGTCCTCCCGCCCGCCGTGCGGCTCAGCTCTTGGCGCTGCAACGGCCAAAAAGTTGTATCTCTGACCTTGCAGAGATCAAAGAGATCAGTGCGCGGATAGATCATTACAGCTTCCTTCCCGATTGCGCTTTAAGCACCGCCTGCTCAACCTTGGAATTGAATTGCGCCGCATCGGCGCGCATCCGTTGATCAAGCTCTTGCACCGCTTCTAGCGATGCGCCGCGCGCGTCGATCTTAGGCGCATAGCTGAAACTCATTCCACCGCCACCCATGCCGCCAATCATGTTGTTTGGGATCACCTGCGCCCCCATTGGCAAATTGACCAGCTCAGGCCCCTTCTCACCAACCCATGACAACCCCCCGCGCCAATTATCGGTGCCAAGAGCGTTTGCCCCGATCAGTGGTCCGGTAAGCCAATCGCTGCCGCCCAAGAGCTTTGAAATGCCACGCACCGCGAAGATCTTGACCAACTCAAGCGCAAAGTTTTTCAGCGCATCGCGCCCACTATCAATGCGCGTGATGAGGTTCCCAACCGCACCAGAAACCTCATCCGCCATCTCAGCCGCCGGGTTTTCCTCAAGCTCTTTGTGAAGCGCCCCGATCCCAGCCGCCGCCGCGCCAGCACTTCCCGGCAATTCGCCAAAGGCATCATGAATTTGCTTAGTGCGGGCAATGTATTCGTCACTGGTGATAATGCCCGCCTGCTTGGCTTTGGTCAAAAGCTGCATAGCGGATTTGAGTTGCTCCGCACGCGCCGTTGCCGGGTCAATAGTGCTGATTAGCGCGGCCAAATCCTCATTGAGTTTTTGAACACCCATAGGATCATCCGGCGAACTGTCAGGCGTTACAGAACCAGACCCGCTACCACCGGGACTTGTGCCGCTACCTTGGGACGGGTACTGGCTGCGCGTCCACCCCTCAAGCAGTTTTTGGCGGCGCTCAAGTAGCGCCTCAGCCTTTTCAATTTCCGCAAGACCGTACTCATTGGCATTCGCCAAATCCTCAGCGGCCATATCGACCGACGCGCTATTCCATCCCTCAGGCATTGCGCCCGCCATTGAATTTGCAGCGTTTAGCTGGCGCTGCGCCTCAGCTTTCTGCAAAGCATATTCAGCCTTTGCCGCCTCAAGAGCAGCGCGGGCCTGATCAATATGTGTTGCAATAAGCTCCCCACCAGATGCAACCGCATCGGCATTGGTGCGATCAACAAGATCAAGGGCCGCATATAAACGCGCCTCAGCTTGCGCCGCCTCATCTGCCGCCGTGGCGCTTTGGCCTAGCCGCGTTGACAAGAGGAATACACCACCAGCCACCGCAGCGATTGCAAGCCCAATAGGACCACTGAAAAACGCCATCGCAGCACCAAGGGCAATCATTGCCGTGCCTGCAATTTCTGCGTTTTTTGCCAGCGTCACCATAAAGCCCGCAAGACCTGAAACCGCATTGGCGATTGTAACCCCAAAGAGCGTTGCAGCCTCAACAAATGCCGGATCAAGAATTGTTGTTGCCAAATCAGAAAATGAACTAACAAGCATTGCCACGGCATTTTGCAACGGCCCACCCGCCGCACTGGCCTCTTGAAAGTTTGCAGCAAGCCCTTGCAGCACAGGTGCCAAACCCACCGCGAGCTGATTGCGCATCCCCTCAAAGATAAACCCGACACGGCTCAGCGCATCATTCGCAGCCTCAACACCCGCAGCCATCGGCCCCGACATGCTGAGCCCATATTTCTCAACTTCATCACGCGCCGAGCGGATAGCGCCAGACCCCTGCAAGAGAGCCAATGAGACCTCATTTGACCGCACACCAAACTCACGCATCAGGCCAGCCGCATCCTGTGCGCTCATGCCCATGTCATTTATGCGATCTGCAATTGCACCAAACCGGGCGTCAACATCCATTTCCATGAGGGCGCGCGCATCCAACCCAAGGGATTTGAGCGCATCCGCCGCAGGCCCAGAACCCTCACGCGCCGCCTCAGCGAGGCGCTTGCCCATCATCTGAACAGCGCTATTCATTTCACCGACAGAAACACCGGCATCAGAACCGGCAATTTGCAAGGCACGCAGACCATCAATAGAACCATCAACAGAGCGGGCCATTTTTGCCTGTGCATCCACGGCCTCAAGGCCATTCCGTGTCATTGCCACCATGCCCGCCGAGGCCGCAGCAAAGGCGGCACCCGCCGCAACGCCGGAAACCTTGGCAATACGGGAAAGACTACCCATTAGCGCCTTCGCACGGCCAATGCCGCGCGCTAAGCCCTTTGTCTCAGCCCCGATGTTTACTTTGAGATTTCCGATATTTTGACCAGACATCAGGCTTGCCCCCTATGCTCACGCACTTGCGCGAGCTGTGCAGGATCACCACCCCAAGCGAGAAACAGTTGATCACCAGTGATCTCTAATTCCTCAGCCGATTGCGGCCCCTGCTTTTTTTGTTGTGAAAGTAAGCTGGAAAGCTCAGGCAATTGTTTCGCTCGCGATAGCGCCGCGACATGCCAAGCGATCCAGGCCCGGTTATCTTGCTCCGAAGACAGGCGGCGGCGCGCGCCTTCCAAGCGCGCAACCATTTCGCGGGGGGTAATCCTCCAAAACCCATCGGGATCCAGGCCATAAGAGACATAAACCCGATGAAGTTCCAGCCAATCCCAATCCGCCCGCCCGCCATCTACTTTCCCGGCTCAGCGCCCTCTTTGGGATCAGGGAACGCGGCAAGAATTGCATCAGACATGATCTGATCATGATTGCCGCGCAGACCATCAATCAACCGCTGCGCATCCGCCAAGGTCGCGTCGGGCCTTTCTTCCAGCATCATCGCCCAAAAGACCATGCAAACATCGCTCATCGAAATCTCAGTCGGCTCGCCGCCAAGATCCTCAATGATCTTTGCCAACTTGCGCGGCTTCACCAAGTCAGGCGGCTTGCCAAATTCGCGAACCTCAGCCCAGGCCCGCCGCTTTTCCTCAGCCTCAAGCGAACACATCGCGCCAGTTGAAAGAACAAGGTTGATACGCCCACCATCGAAAACGGCCGGAATTTGGCCACGCACTTCATTTGTCATGCCTGCACCCTTTCGGGGTTAAAAATAAGAAAAAAGGTGTGATCAGCTCACGACTAAGCCGCCGAGAGAGTTGGCTTACCCGATGGCTTCACAGTGAACTCACCGGCCATTGTGGTTGTCGAAGGATCACCCGGTTTCCAGCTTTGCGGAATGCCGGAGAAATCCAGCTTCACGCCATTCGGGAAGGTAATGCGAAAATCACCCTTACCCGCAGTCATGGCCGCATAAAGCGGATCCACCGCCGAGGGCGTGTAATTGAAAGCGATAGTCGCGGGATCAGTATCCAGCAGGCCCGGAATGTATTCGCGGTGGTCATCAGGGCTTTCCAGATGCGTTGCATCAATTGCCTCACGCGTAATGCCGGGCGAAGTGATAGAGGTCACTTCCACGCCAACAGGGGTGTAGTTTACAGACCCACCATCGACACCATCGCCAATGGAAAAAGTTGCTTTCATGCCAATTGCAGCGCTTGTCACGGGCATTGCCGGACCTCCAATTTTCAGGGATTAAAGAGACGGATCGTCAGGCGTTACGCCAAAAGCGATCTCAAATTTCATCAGCCTTGTGCCGATCAAAACCGCCCCTTGATTTTGGGCGATTTCAACCGACACCAGCCGATTAGTGCGGGCGAGACCAAAGCCGCCCGCAGCAATCATTGTTTGCTCAACAAGAAGCTGCATATCGTCTAGCTGATCCATGGGATCGCCAGCGCCGCGCGCCATTAAAACAACGTCCAAGAAAAGCCGCCGCTCAACCTCAGCCAAGGCATCATGAGAAAGGCCCTCAGCGGACGCGAACACATAGAGCGCAGGCAATTTCTCATCAGGAACCACCCAACCGGCAGGCGCTACATCCAGCACCGAAACCGCGACAAGGCCAGAACCCACATCAACCTCAAGCGCCGCACCAGAGAGCGCGGCCTTGAACCGATGCCGGATCGCTTTGGCTATCAGGATATTGCTCATTGCATCACCTCAAGCTGCGCAGTCACGAGCGCATCAGATGCGGGGTTTTGGCTTTCCTCTTGAAAGAGAAATTTGTAAATCTCGCCATCACCAGGATCGACAAGATCACCCTCATTGAGATCAGCCAACTCAGACCGCGCACCACGCAGCACCGGCACCAGCGTTTCAATCTCAAGGCCATTGTGCGCCTCTACCCGGCGCGGAATTTTCCGAAACACCGCCACCACATCACGGGCCTGAGGCGTGCCAGGGTGCAGGGTAACGGTGCCGCCAAAAGCCCGCGCAAGCGAACCAGCGACACCCCGAAACGGTCCCTGCATCAGAGCAGCGCGACAGCGCCAGTATCAGAGGGATCAGCGGCAGGCCGGGCGGCATAGCCGATGTGGGTGTTGCCGCTCGCGACAGTCGTGCATTGGAACGAGGTATTGTTCCAATAGACTTTCACACCATCGCCCCAGGCTTGCGCACCCAGCTTATTCGCGTGGAAAAGCCCCTTGCGCTCAATGGTTACAGGCTCACCGGATTTGGCATTGGTAGCAGCAAAGCCGAACATCGCCCCCACCAAGACGCCCTCACCAGAGCTGACATCGCGCGGCGCAGGAACGGTGATCGAAGTACCGTCATTGATATAGTTTTTCATTGCATACCCCCTTCAAGGGCTTGAGGTGGAAAAAAATGTGTTCAAAAGCAAAGAGACCCCCGACAAGGGAGCCTCAGAAATTTTCAGTCAGATCAGGGCTGAATTAACCGCGACGATAGGCACCCATGAAGCCAACGCCACCACAGGCGAAGTCATGCTCAATGGTCATGCGCGTGCCCTGAGAGCCAAAGGGATCATCAACACGGACGCGCGGGGCGCGGTAGCCATCAAGATAGCCATGCTTGAACGAATGGGTTTTCTTGGCGGGGTCCACCATCAAGAACCATTTGCCATCCTCAATTTCCTCAGACACCTGCAAGGAAAGCGAGCGGGCCACAGGGTTCACATGCACCTGCTCCGCAGCCAGGACGGGGGCAAGGAACTGCTCAGCCTCAGTTTCACGCTGAGGCCCGACAACCAGGATCGCGGGCGCGTTTTGCTTCACCGTCCGGCCATCTTTCATTTTGTGAGAACGAAGCGCCAGACGACCCGCCCCAACAGTCTCGGTATTGATTGCACCAGCGGCAGCGATATTCTTGTGATCCGAATGGAACAGGGCTTTGCCATCGGTCAGCTTTGGGTTGCTCAACAGCATGGCCCAGAAAGTTTCTTCTTCAAATTCCGGCACGATAGCCGAGGCGTTCAACAGAACCTCAGCGATTGCCCCCATTGCGTCATTGACCATCAGTTGCCGAGAAACCGAAATGCCCGTTGCATAGGATGCAAGCGCCAGGGTTTCCTTACCCTCGCCAAACGAGCCAAATTCGATCTTGCCGTTTTCACCGATCTTTTTCAGGGTCGGGAAATTGTCAGGGCGCACAATATCATGGGCGCGGAAATCGTTGAACTTCATTTCCCGCGAGAAAGAGCCGAAAGTTGGATCAACCATATCATAGGCGCTTTCAATCACGGTATTGAAAGCAGTCGACAGGATCAGGGGGAAATCAGATGTCGAGTGACCCGCAGCCATCAGCACCTCAGCCTTTGCCCCAACAGAGCGCGGGCGAGGCGCGCCGGTCAGATCAGCGGCCATTTCAACGAAATCCATTTCCATGAATGCGTTGGCGCGGTCATCGGTTGGATCACGCTCAAGCATCTGCGCAACAGCGGCCTCGGTCATGCCGATGCGCTTTGTGTCGCGCTCATCGCGCAGGATCTCAACACGCGAGGTGCGAGGCTGAGCAGCGGCGGCAGCGGACATGATGACAGCCTTTGCATCCTCAAGCGAGGTGCCATCATCAATCATCCGATCAAGTTCGACCTGCCCAACATGGGACATGAAGGGGGCCGCAGCCTCGCGGATCCCCTTCACACGGGCGCGATCAGCAGCAACAGCAGCATCGGCGGTCATGACCGGCGAAGGCGAAACAGCAGGAGGCACAACAGCACCGGCGACAGGAGCAACAACAGGGGCTGTGTTCGATTTAACAGACATGGAAATTCCTTTTTCCTCTTTGGCCTCAGGGCCAGGGGTTTGGCTTGCGCCATCCTCAAGGCCCAGATCAGCGGCCTCAAATTTCATCTGCGCCTCATGGGCGCGCGTCATGGCAGATTGAACAGCAGCAAGAGCCGCTTTGTGATCTGCTTCAGGAGGGGCCGACATCGTGACCGGCGGCGCAGAAACAACATCCGCAAAGCCCGCCTCAACCGCTGCCGGGGCGGTCAACATCGTTTCCGCCCGCATGATCTCGCGGGCCTCATCAGGGGTGATACCGGCGCGCGCCGCGTAGACCCCAGCGTAAGCCCCGGCCATCACATCCAGCTCAGCCGCAACCGCCACAAGGTCAGCGGGGTTGCCCTGCGCATAGGTGGACGGATCATGAATGAGCATCAGCGAACCCGCCGACATCTCGATTTCATCCGCTGCCATAATCATCAGGGAGGCCGCAGAATGGGCGCTCCCCGTCACTTTTACAGTGACCTTGCCAGGGTGCGCCTCAAGGGCGGCGCGGATAGCCTCACCCTCGCTAGGCGACCCCCCATCAGAATTGACAATCAAGACAACATCGCCCGGCTCTTGGGCCAGCGCATCAATCACCATTTGCGATGAAAAATACCCGGTATCATCAGGCCAAATGTATTGATCCTTGATCACGGTGCCGAAAAGCCGAATTTCCCCAGCCTTGTTGAGATCGCTCATGAGCTGTTTCCTTGTTCAGTTTTTGGAGTTTCCCCAGCAACATCAGGGCCAGGATCCCGCGCAGCATCCTCTTGCCGCTCACGGGTAATTGTCTCAGGATCCAGACCCATCCGGCGTTGCTCACGCTGCAAACTGCTGAGCCCGGCTGAGATCTTTTTGATGATCGCCGGAATTTCCTTGGTTGGATCGACAAGTGCGCGGGCCGGGGCGGTCCAACCCACTTGAAGGGGCACCACCCGCTTTTTCACTTTCAGGCGGTAGGCATCCATCAACCAGCGGCCAACACCTTCACAGAATTGCGAGATCAGGATTTGCTCTTGCCAAGCTTCAATATTTTTATCCATTTCAAGCCGACCGGCCCGCATGGATGAAAAGTTCACATTGCTCAGATCGCCGCTCAGGCTCTCCCCGGTGATGCCAATCCCCATCGCCACAGCCCAAAGGCCGAGGCGCATGACAACGCCAAAATCATCAACTTTAGGTGGGCTGGTAAACTGGACCTTTTGCCCAGCCTCAGTATAGACAAACGCCCCAGGCGCGAGAGCATCAAGGCCGCTCGCTCCCTCAGGCACCCCCTCATCACCTGCCTCAACCACACCCGCCAAAAGCGCGCTGATCTTTTGCTTGAGGATTTGGGCCTCTTGGTAGTCACGCATTTCGCTCAGCGTGAGCATCACAGGGGCGAGCCACGGCACGCCCCGCATCTGCCCAGGGCGATCAATACGACGAATATGCAGGACATCCGCCGCAGGAACACGCGTGCTTTTCAGTGTACGCTTGCGCGAGGCCGAACCGGGGTGCCGCTCAAAAATGTGATAAGCAACCACAACATTTGTGACCGCATCATATTCGATCCCATCAATCACCTCATTCTTATCGTGCGCTTGCACGGTGCTATCCAGGTGGTCGATCTCAAGGATCTCAATCGCGAGGGGCAAAGTCCGGTCTGGATCCGTGAGAGTGCGCCGCAGCGCCAGAACCTCACCGCTCTCAAACAGACCATTGCAAACAACGCACTGCATCGTCGCAAAATTCATTGCCCGATGGGCGTCAATCTCAGTCGATTTCAGGAAGGGCAAAATTACATCAGAAGCGGCCTCAATAGCCGCCTTTGAGCCCCGTTTTGAAACCGGCGTGATTGTTGGGGAAATACCCGCCCCAACAACATTATTTGTCACCACCGATTGCGCGCGCTTTGCAAATGGCGCGTTGCGGATCAGATCGCGAGAGCGCTGCCGCAGAAGGCGGCGCGATCCAAGCGATGAGGCATCTGCATCCGTGGCCGGGGCTTTCATACCTTTGACGCGGCGACCCCTGCCGCCCGCGTCATAGTTCATCAAGATATTGGCCTTTGCCTTTGCCTGAATGCGGGTCAGACCCCGCATCGGGGCAACCGCAAGGATCGCCTTATCCAGCATTGAGGCATTGCTAAAATGCATCATGGATCACACCCCGCGATCTGTTTCAGGGTAGCGAACCGGAAACGCGACACTTGCACCTGCACTTGCAGCTAGATCCGCTTCAATGAGGCGTTGAATTTTCCGCAACTCAGGCAATGGGCGATACTGCACCATTTCCCCAGCAATCATCGCTTGGCTCAACCCGCCGCTGATGATTTGCTTGATATTGGCGAGATCTTGCGGGGTGTATGTTGCCATTGCGACTACTCCAAATAGGACATGCGCCGGGCAGGCTTACGCTCGCGCGGGGCTGCGGGCTCACTTTCCAGGGGCTCGCCCCGATCCAGATCAACCGCGTGAGGGTTTTCCTGCCCCCCAACAGCCCAAGGCTTAAGGTTGGCAGGATCCAATTTCTGCAAGCCCTTGTGATCAGCCAAGGCCTGCGCGTATCCGCTCAAGTCAATGCTTTCATTTCGGGGCATGTTGGGACGTTTCAGCCAACCTTTGTCACCGCGCTTTTCAGCGGTGAACTCTTTGAGCTGATCATCAGACATCCAATCGCCAAGGATCAGAGAGCCCGGCCCACCATCGGGGCGAGCCAGGGCGGCAAAGGTAGTATCTTTGTGCTTATCGGTTGCGATATTCAGAAGCTTGATGTCGCGGGCCTGTTTGCCATCGCTGGCACGGGTTGGCGCTTTGTACCACTGCCGCCCCTCAACCTTGAAACCACCGTGACCACGAACAAAGAACCACTTTGATACCTCGCCCAACTTGCGCCGCGCCTGCCAAAATGTTGTTGCCCGGTCCGAAACGCCCGGCTTTCCGTGAAAGTCACAAGCAAGCGCCATGACGCGCAACCCGTACCCCTGCCCCTCAACCGGATAGACATCCGACATGATGGGCAAGAGCGCATCCCAATCCTCAATATAAGTATGGGGCTCAAGCAAGCGATCAGCAGAGCCAGGCGCAGCCTCAGGCACATCCTTAATCGGGTAGCGATCAATGATTGCCCGCCGCCCATCCACGCCAAAGGCCGTGATCTGCACCTCAAAATAGTTGCCCTGAACATCCACCGAAGCAATCAGGAACCGACCCCAGGAGGGCACGACCTTTTGCGCAAGCGGCTTACAGAGCGCCCGCAGATCATCAATCGTCAATGCACCCTCATCGCTCATCGCACGAGGCAGATAGGGCAAGCCCTGATCCGTATTGATTGTGACTTGCAACGGGTTTTCATCGCCACCCGCGTTGAACGTGTTGAGCGCAGTGAGATACTTACTCACCAAACGAGCCCAAGAGGCAAATGCCGCCGCAGCTCCGTTGAGCCAATAACTCACGCGATCCGATTTTAGAACCTCGCCGCTCTCAATTCGGGCAAGGCCACCGCTTGCAGTTTCATGCAACCAGTACCCAGCCCGGTTGAGGCCAACCTTTTCCTTATGCTCAATCACGCAACCATTGTTAGGACAAACCATCACAGCCGCCTCACCGGCATCTGCCGGGCTCAGCGACTTGTCAAAACTCAGGCGATCAAAGCGAGGCTCAAACGCTTCACCACAGCAGGGACAATCCCAATACCAACGCCCGCGCGTTCCACCGTTGTAAAGATCCAAGATGCCACCAGCGACAGGCGGGGCCTCATGCGGCGTTTGCGGCTTATGCTGAGGATCCGTAACCACATGGCCCGGCGATGCCTCCGCAACCGTCATACCGCGAGAACCAAGAGTTTCTGTTCGCTTTGCCCCCATTGCAAAGGGCGAACCCTCTTTACCAACGGTGAGCGGCATCCGGTCAAGATCCGTGATAAGCACGGTGCGAGTTGTTTTGCCGCTCAGAAATGCCTTGGTTGGCGGGCCAATTGAAATCTTGGCACCGCCGATGAACTTTTTGCTCAGGATATTGCGGTCAGACCGGCCCCGCCCTTGCCGCTTGGCAAGCTCAGGGCTGTTTTCGATCATCGGCATTAGTTCCTCATCAACCCACGCCTCAGCCGTGGCCTCAGTCATGTGAACGATTTGGCAAATGCCAGGATCACAAACCACCAGATGGCTCACCGTTGACATCAGCATGACGGTTTTGCCAGCCCGCGCAGGCCCCGCAAAGATCACCTCGCGATAGCGGCGAGAGATCGTCATATTTGCAGGCTCAACCATGTAGGGGGTGACACCCCTATCAAAGTCAGCCCAACGCCCATTTGCGTTGACCTTCATAAATTCCTCAGCAGCATCAACAACCCCCATGCGGGTTGCAGGGCTGAGCGATGGCAAGGCTTGCTCAAGCACCGATGAGGCGCTTGCATATGGCGGCATTGGCGGCAGCTCAGGGATCTCGCCTGAGCGCCGATTTGGCAAAGTCACCATCAGAGCAATCCCCGATCAAGGGGATCGACAACCTCAGGCCGCTCACTCAAAGCCGCAGCCTCAATTGCGGCCTTGATCGACCTTAAAACCCCATCATTATAGACAACAGATCGCTCGACATCCTCACCACTCAGGCCAAACTCACGCTCAAGCCAATCCGGCAAACCATCAAGCCCGGCGCGGATCTCAGTAAACACGAGATCCAGCAGCTCAATCATTTCATCAACCTGCACCAGGGCACCCCGGCGCTCAGCGGCCTGCATCCAAACCAACTCAGCCTGAGCAAGTTCGCGCATCTGCGCAGGGCTCAAACCCGCTTTTTGGTCCTGCTTATCCAGCCCAAGAAAATTCATCCGCTGTTGAGCAACAAAATCATCAGCCGCGCGCTTTTCAGCAGCGGCGCGCGCCTGCGTTTCTTCAAACCACGCCTTGCAAACGGAAAACAGGAAGCCATAGGCAACGCCATTGCCGCCCTCAACCTCAACCGGCATCCCCTTTGAGCGCCACTTGTCGATTGTGTTCTCTGAGACGTTGAAAATCTGCGCAATCTGCGCGCGGTTCAAAAGCGGCTCATCATCCGCAGCAATATCATCAGCCATGCCGCACCCCACTTCCAAGGGGTCAAGTGCAACAACAACATCAACCCTAATCTGTAGATCAGAAAAAAATAAAACACATCAAACACATGCGGTGCGAATTACCCGCATGCGCCGAGGGGCCAGGAAGGACCCAAACCTAATGCGAAGGTCTAGCGAGCCGTTGAAACAGCTTGCCGCAGGCCCTTTGCGATGGCCGGGCCTATCTCACGGGTTGCGAGCTTTCGAGCGCGAGGCACGAACTTGAGGCGCGGCGAATACTTCACCGAACCCTCATAAGTCGCCAAGAGCTTGAGCTCCCTGCGCTTGCCTACTGTTCCAGTGCGCCCCATCTGCGCCCCGTGCTTTGTTCTGCGCTTGCCGCGCTTGGGGCGCTGCCACACACCAGCAACGCCCTTGACGGTTCCCGAAAAGACATCAGGCTTTGCCAGCGCACGCTTGAGCGCACCCTTAGGCATGTTGCCATATTTGTTGAGGCGTTGGTTGACCGGAACGACAACAGCGCGGCGCTTGGCGCGACGCGTGCCCCCCGTGGCCTGCAATGCCAGATATTCGGCCTGAACTCTCTTGAACCCCACAACCCCAACAGGCTTGCGCTTGGTTGCACGAGAGACAGTCAGCCCCCGCTTTGTGAACGGGGCAGGCCGATCAAGATCCCGTTCTAATCCAGATTGCTCAGCGTCACGGATCTGACCGGCCACATCATTGATACCGAGAGCGACAGCAAAAGGGAGCTGCGAAGTAGCAAGGCTATTCAGCCGCCGCTCTATGGCGCGCGTGTCTACGGACATTGTAAGCATCGTGTGAGTTTTCCGGTGCGCGCCAATTTGAAATTCGTGGCCGCGCACCCGGCACAAGTGCCAAGGTTTCGCGCGACCCAGCCCCTTGATGCGGGGCGTAAAACCCGCCTTATCGCGGGGAAAGTAAACTATTCATGCCAACGTGAGCGCCAAGCGCTTGCAGTTACTTCATGACCAGCTCCTAGATTGAAACCAGATCGCCAAAAGAAAACGCCCGCGCGGCTTGTGACCGGGCGGGCGTTGTCTCTTGGACGCACCTTTAATCAATATATAAACCTTATAAGGTGAGGTTCCGCGTTTTGTCAAACTTTTTGAATAAGTGTACCACGTCACGCAATCCAGGGGGTTGGCGCATTGGGCGAGACCAGACCCAGAACCCGCGCCATCAGCTCAAGGTAAACATCCGCCAAGCGGTTCAGTTGAGCAACGTCGCGACGATGCCCCGACCAGCCTGCATCCCGCAGAACAGCCTTCATATCTGAACCATCCAGGCAAACCGCATCCATCAGGGCGCGGGCAGTGATGGGCTTGCGAAAACCCCCACCCTGCGCATTAGCCGACAGGGCAACACCCGCACGCATCAAAGCCCCCTCAACAGTTGAGACGGTTGCAGCGTGACGGATCCGAGTTGTCACACCGCCATCATTCGACGCCGGGCCGCCATCGGCCTTACCGCCCTCAGCAGACGCGCCCGCCACAGATCCCAACTGCTCAACTGCATAGGCGTAAGCCTCAGCCGCGAGGCGACGGGGCTCACGCTCAGCCATGCGGCGCAGAATTGCAGGAACCCGCTGCCGCGTCGCCCGCATCCCCGGTACCAACAGCGCAAAGGTTTCCTCAGTCCCGCCAAAAGTATTGCGCGAAAGATCCGTGCCCTTAGGCTCACAGAACTCAACCGGCTTGCGGGCTGGCCCTGCCGGTGAGCGCTCACCACCATTCACCCCGATCAACGCCCGGCGCGCACCACGCGCCAGGATCAGCGCCACATTCACCCGCTCTGCCACACGCCTTGCCGCAACATTATTCATGCTCATTTCCTCTGCCTCGCCACAAAATCTAGCTATCCGCATATCATGCAGCCACAATATACAAGGTTTATTACACCTTTAAAGAATTTATTGAGGGGCCAAGAGACCACCCTAGGGACCATGCAGGGATCAGACCGCAGCAACCTCGCCGCCTAAGAATTTTCAGCAAACGTTTGATTAGGCTGTATTTTTGACAACCCTTAGGGATCATAGGGACCATAGGGATTTGATTTTCCGTACACACATAGGAAGATATAATAGGCAAAACCGCACATACACACACATAAGGGATGCCCCGCTAAGTTTGGTCCCTACGGTCCCTGTGATCCCGACATGGGCGCAAGGCGCTGTTTTCACATCACAAAACCCGCACCCTTGGAAAGATCAGCGTCCTGCGCAAATGGGCTCAAGTCCCTATGATCCCGAAGTTTTTGGAAACCCCTTTCCTCTCTACCTACCTATAGGGGTCTTAGGGGTGAGAGGGGGCAGCCGAAAAAGAGGGGTGCGGGGATTGAGGAAGGCAGGAGACAGCGCCGCCACGAGTTGAGGCGGCGCTTGAGTTTACGCGATCAGCCGCAATCCAATGTAACCCGTACCGCTGCCAGAGCGAAAAGCACTTGCGCCGCTATGTTGATGTGTTCTCACATCGCCACAACACTTCGAAAGTTGGGACAATGGCATTTATTGGCGGGACAATCGACAAGATGCAGGGTAAGCGCTTGACTTACAGGGAGCCTATTGCAGATGCCAAATAACGAGAATTTGATTGATCCGGTAAACGCCAGTTTTGACGATCAGATTGGCGCGGTACTAAAGGCTGATGAGACAAGTTCTGAACAGCTAACGATGCCCGATCATGCTGACCTCATTTCAAAACTGACGACCCCCTCAGGATGGGGCGTGTCCGTTAGTGATATAGCTACACAGTCTGGCAAGCGCATGGACGCGGAGCACTATGATCCCGCCGTCATGGAGAATACCGCTCAGCTAAGCGCATTAGGAGTGCCCCTAGCGCCCCTTGCAGACTTTGCCGATGTTTCACTTCCTAGCATGTTCACGCGGATTTGGGCGCAAGATTCAAAGTATGGGATTCCGTATTTGAACGCTACCGATCTGATGAGTTATTTCGCTTTAGGTGTACCGGCGCAAGAGCGCTATCTTTCGCGAGCCTCGAATGTGAAGATGGCCCCCCTGATAGTCAAAAAAGAAATGATCCTGGTTACATGCTCTGGCACAATCGGCAGAGTATTTGATGTACCTCCCGACTTGGATGGCTGGGCTGGAACCCATGATATAGTCCGAATAACGCCACATAAGCCTGAATTAAAGGGGTTCTTACGCGCCTATCTTGCATCAAGTTTTGCGCAAATACAGATATTGAGTCACACCCACGGTGGGCAAATTGATCACGTCACTGGCGATCAAGTAGCATCTTGCATGGTTCCTCGGCTTGATTATGATGCGATGTTGAAAATTTCAAAATCAGCGGCAAAAGCAGACAAGATGCGAAGTAATGGCGTCAAGCAAATGAACAATGTACTGTTTGACCTGTCTGGGATTATTAATGATGGCTGAAGTTAATAAAATTATACCCTTAATTCCACCGGGCAAGGTATTGTGTTTCATTACTGGCGCCTTGCGAAAGGATACCCCTGAAGAGAACGTCCGCCAGCGATGGGCAAGAGCTTTGGTTGATGACTACGGCTACTCAAAGTCAGATATCGGTGTAGAAACTAGCATCAAGATGGGAAGGGCTACAAAAAAGTGTGACCTTACCATTTTTCGGTCAGGACAAGAGCATAAACAGGAAAACATTGCGATCTGCATAGAGGTCAAACGAGACGATATTAAACCATCAGACGCAAAAGACGGAGATGGCCAACTCATTAGCTATTTAGCTGCCTGCCCAGCAAAATTTGGCCTTTGGGTTGGCCAAGAGATGCGGGGATACCAGAAAAATGAGGACTCTTCAGTTGAGCAGGTAGCCGACATACCGAGAGCCGGAGATGATTCCCCCCGCCGCCCTCGCCGGACGGACCTTCGCATTGTGCATGAGTTGACCTCAGTTTTCAGGCGATGTCACAATTATATTCATGCGAATGGCGGTCTTCAAAAGGCCGAGGCATTTCACGAAATGCTCAAGCTCATATTTTGCAAAACCTACGATGAGCAGGAAGGTGGCATAGAGTTGGATTTCTCTGTGTCTCCCGCTGAACAAAAGTCGATCGGTGGTCAACGTAAATTAGTCGAGGATCGACTTAAGCCACTATTTGAGCACGTAAAGGTAGCTTACCCATTTATCTTCCTTGAAGATGAGACAATTAAACTGGAACCATCGGTTGCCGCGTATGTGGTTGGAGAGTTGCAATTCATTTCCATTCTGAACAGCGCAACAGACGTAAAAGGCGAAGCTTACGAAACGCTTGTTGGTGCAAATTTACGAGGCGATAGAGGGGAATATTTCACCCCAAGAAACGTTTGCGATATGACCGTTCAAATAATCATGAACAATTTCAAGGACACCGAATTGAGCACTGTCAAGGTGATTGATTGCTGTTGCGGAACGGGTGGATTTCTTGTTTCCTGGATCGACAACCTGCGAAAAAAGCTCGTTGCGCAAGAATTGGAACGTGGAAACACAGATCCAACGATGCGCGTGAGAGACCGCATCAAACAAATATGCGGGCAAAGCTTGTACGGTTTAGACATCAATCCTTTCCTCGTGCGGACCGCACAAATGAACCTCGTTATGCACGGCGATGGCTCTACCAACGTTCATCGTGCTAGCTCCTTGTTGCGTCCGGGTGAGTGGCCTGAAAAAGCACGACAGAACGTGCCGTTTGGTTCTATGGATGTAGTGATTACAAACCCTCCGTTCGGTGATGAAGTAAGAGTTGATGATGCTCACGTCCTATCCCAGTATCAACTTGCAGAATGGGGGGCTGAAAATAGACGCACGATGATGCCTGCGGAACAACTATTTATGGAAACCGGGATCAACTTCCTTAAGCCCGGGGGCTTTCTTGGGGTCGTAATTCCTGATGGTATTTTGAACAACCCCGGCTTGGCTTTTTTACGGGACTGGCTGCTAAGGCGCTCAAAGGTCGTAGCCTCCATTGATCTTCCTAAAGAGACCTTCGGTCGCAACAAGGGCGTCAATAATCCGAGCGTTTTGATTGTTCAAAAATTCACGCATCAAGAGTACTTGGATGCAGAAAAGGGCATTGTTGATACCAGCGGCGAGGTCTTTATGTGCGCCCCGGTTACTTCTGGTATCGACAAGCGCGGCAACACCGTCTTTCTTAGGCACCCGAATGGCGAGTATATTCTAGACCAAGATGGCGCGCGGGTTCCAGACGACCAGATATCAATGGTTCCGCGGGCTTATGAAAACTGGAAAACTTCGGCTAGTTAAGTATATAGGCCCCATACAAATCTTCAATCACGAGAGCGCGATGATTTCGTTGATAAAAGCTTTGAGGACAAAACCTTCACAGTGCCCAATCTTGACCAATACCCGCACACCCGATGCCACTGGATTGAAGAATAACCCACCTTCACACCACGGGATCAGCATCCCGCATAGAGTATTTGGCATTCGCCTGCGCATCCTCACGGAGCTGGACAAACTCAGGGCTCAGGCGGATCCCGCGATAGCCTGTATCGCTGACCTTTGCCGCCGTGAAGCCTTTGCCATCGGGCGTCTTGTGGAACTTTGACTTGTCGCTGAAATGCTTTGATACGGTTTTGGATGTCCAGGGATCCCCCTTACCCGCATCCGCATACCACCAGTTATACGCATCAATCAGATCCCGCGAGCGCGTGAACACGCTGGGATCACCAGAAATTTCGCAGCAGGTATTGAGAAAGACCAACATCGGATCGCTTTCCTCGCGGTATTCCTCAGTTGCATCCAAGATCGCTTGCGGGATCATCAAGCCACCCTCAAGCCACTTTTCCAGCCCCTCAAGCAACCAATTCAAAATGCCCACGCGCTCAGCCCAAAGCTTTTGAGGCAAGAGGGCGTCAACATCCTCATCGGGAATTGAGACCAGGAAAGGTACCAGCAGAACCCGCCGCCAGATCCCTTTATCTGTACCCCTAATTTCCGGCTTGTGGTTGCCTGAAATCGTCAGCTTGAACTCAGGCGTAACCTCAACAAACTCTTGCTGCATCCGGCGCACAAGGATTTCCTCACCGCCAGTAATGGCCTTGATAAAGCCCTCTTTGAGCTTTTGGCCGCGCTCAGGCTCAGCCGCTCGCACCATGCGTGCACCAGGGAGGCGCACAAGATCCGGCGTGGCATCAGACCCCTTGCGCTGATCGGATCCGGCAAGGCTCTCAATAGGAACCGTTGTGGCATATGCGGCCATCATCTTGGCGATCAGATCCACAATGGTTGATTTACCATTTCGGCCCTCACCATAGAAAAAGCAAAGCTTTTGCTCAGTTGTGAGGCCACTGAGACAGTACCCAAACCAGCGCTGCAAGAACTCGCGCAATTCAGGATCCGGCAGGATAGAGCAGAGGAATTTTTCAAAATCAGGGCACCTTGCATCAGGGTCAAATTCAACCGCCATCATCTTGGAAAGATATTGATCGCGAGCGTGTTCCAGCACATCGCGGATCACTCTTTTCTTTTGCGTGCGCGGATCCAGCTCAACCCGAAACCGCAAAACGCAGGTTTCAGTATTGATCATCAGGGGATCCTCATTGAGCCGGGTTAAAGGCTGATAGAGGTCAACCTGAGCCTCACGCATCATGTTGTTGATTGGCGAGGTGTTGCCCGCCGCCTTGGCATGTGAGTGATGCCCCCGGCGAAGTGAGGCCAGCTTTTTCTTTAGATCATCCGACCGATCGACAACCTTTTGCAGATCGCGCAGCCGGGCCTTTTGCTCATCAGTTCTTTTTGATGCCGCAGTTTCTTTGATTTCCGCCACCTCCTCGCGAGCCTGATCACCAGCCTCAACCTGCATTTCTTCCCATTCCTCAAGGCGGATATATTGCGCTTCACGGGCGATCTTTGCAGAGACCTTTTGCGCGAACCGGCGCACCTCAAGCTGATCATCATCCTGAGCCCAGAGACGCCCCTCCCAGACAAACCAGCTCACGCGGGGCACAAACAAGCATTCGCTGCCATAATAGCCCTTGAAGCGCTTGCCGTTCCCGAAGTCATTCAGGGGGTGCAGAGCGCACTCATTCGCAAGAGCCTCATCGGGATCACAGGGAGGGGGAAACTGCCCCTCATCCTGAGGGGTGCGGGGATCCTGATCATACCCATCAGGACGAAAGGTTTCAGCATGATCAATGGCATCGCGCACATCTCTATATTTGTCGCTCATTGATCATCCGGCCTTTTAATCATGTCGTTCAAGTCGCTGCCCGGCTGCGCAGATACAATATGGGCGGTCAGGTCAGGATTGACCCTCATAGCCCGCTTGGCACACGCTCTAATCTGCGCCTGCGTTTTGCGCGGCTCACTATCGCCATCCTTGAGCAACCAGAAATCACTCACATTGACCGGCGGAATAAAGGAAGGCCCCGCATCCATATCCGGCTCATCAGAGAACCGCCCGCCGGTGCGAATGCCAGACATGTTGCCAAGATCCACACCAGCCCAATAAGTCGCCCCCAGCAGGGCACCCGCAACAAGGGCAGTGAGCGTGGTTTCAATACCTTCACCCATACACAGATTAGACGTGCAGGCATTCCCGGTGAGGCGGATCGCACCGCCCTGCTTTGAGCCCTTCACCATTTTGGAAGGCAGCGGCTTGCCATCCGGCGCAAAGATCTGAGCCTTCCCCTTTGAGGTGTCGAGGTCGATCCAAGTACGATGCACGGCGCGCATTTTCCCGTCTGGGGCCTGTACCGCAGCGATGAGAACCGGCCCAGAGTGTAGGGTATGGTTCTTTTTGTTGATCCGCTTCACATAGGGCAGATCCGGCAAGAACCGGAAACACTTGAAAGCCTGCGGCAAGCGCTCAAAGCCCGGCACGCGAAACGAAAGATATTCCTCAGCCAGGGTGCCGCGAAACCCCAAACCAGCTTGCCAAATGCTAATTGCATCGCGAATTGCCCAAGCTCGATAACTCGCCTCATCGGCCTCATCTTTTGCCCGCTGCTTTTGGCGCTGGATCCGGCGGCGCTCTTGCTCAGCGGGATCCAGCTCAACAGAGCGCTCCCCCTCCAAGACCTCAATTGCTTCCATGAAACTGCAACCAAGGACCAATTGAACCAGCTTGATATGATCCCCACCACCACAACTGCGGCAATTGTAAACGCCAGTTTTCAGATTGATCGAAAACCGATCATCGCCGCCACAGCTAGGGCACGGCCCAACGCCCTCACGCTTGCCAAACTTCACCCCCTCAAGCGGGGGGAGCTTTTCAAGCACCTCACGCATAGTGCGCAAGCGAGCATCAGCAACGCGGGGATCATCATGCACCCGTGACATGCAGGCACCTCAATTTGTTATTTCAGGGGGAATGGGCGGGCCAATTTTTGGCCCGTTATTTGTTTCCGCTAGAACGGAATTTCATCATCATCAATGTTGTGGCTGCCACCAGAGCCACCGCCAGAACCACCACCAGAGCCATAGCCGCCACCACCAGAGCTGCCGCCATCACCATCACGCTTGGCATCCAGCATGGTCAAGGTTGACCCAAAGCCCTGCAAAACCACCTCTGTTGAATAGCGATCATTGCCGCTCTGATCTTGCCATTTACGAGTTTGCAACTGACCCTCAATGTAGACCTTAGAGCCCTTGCGCAAATACTGCTCAGCGACACGCACCAAGCCCTCATTGAAGATCGCGACAGAGTGCCATTCCGTGCGCTCACGGCGCTCACCCGTGTTGCGATCCTTCCAATTCTCTGAGGTGGCGATACGCAAATTGCAAACCTTACCGCCGTTCTGAAAGGTTCTAACCTCAGGATCGCGCCCCAGGTTGCCAATCAAAATGACTTTATTGACCGAGCCTGCCATTACACAGCTCCCAAGCAAAACGCCGCAGACATTGCAGCATCAAAGGAAAGCACCAAGACACTAGGGGCGAGGCCGTATTTAGGGCCAGAGAGATCGACATTTGTGAGGTGCAACGCACCTGGGGTGACGGGCGGCAAAAAGCCATTAGACCGCCCCAAATCACCCCACCCATCAATCACTTCGCCACAGCCAAGCGCACGGGCGAGATCTTTGGAGTGGTGAGTTTTGCCGCAACCGGCAGGGCCATGCACAATCACCGTGCGATTTTCACGATCATTTTCAGACATCTTAAAATTCCTTAGGTTTGGGATTGAGGGGCGCTTTTGCGGGTCCAATCTGAACAGGCCGCAGCACTTGTTTCACCATCAACAGTGACGTGGCGCAGGGCGCAGTGCTGACCACGAGCGCGGAGCAAAGCACCTGCCGGAAAGCCTGCGCAGGTGCCACAAATACGGCGCAGCGATATTGGACAATTCGGCGCACGAGGATCGCGGCGCGGATCACGCAACATCAAGCGGCGACCAATTGGGCTGATGAAAGTTGCCTCAGGATCCGCCATTGACGCCATCCCGCAAAGTCACGCCGCCAAGGCCAGAAAACGTACCCGCTTGAGGCGCGCGCGGCTTTGGCAGACGCTCCGGCGGCGGTAGGATTGCAGGGCAATCTCGAATGAGGACCAGGTGCCCACGAAGCAGCTCAAGCGCCATATCTTCTAGCGGAACCGGGGCAACGCCCAATTGCGCCGCAACCTCACGACCAATCTTTTCAATATCGCGAGCATCGCGCGCGCTCAGATTAAGGGTGCACTCTGGCATCACTCACACCCCCCGCACCGCAAGATCTCACTCAACTGGATTTGACGCAGGCCGCTCGCTTTTGGCTCAAGCATTGCGGCATATTTGGCAACCGCCTCGCCTGAGATCTCAGGCAGGCTTTTATTCTCCTTAGCCGCGCAACCCCGCACATATGCCTCAACATCACAGGCACGAGACAAGCCAATTCCCCGCCCCGGCGACGACAGAAACCGGCCAACAGCATTCTCACCACCCGTAGCTGTAGAAATCGTTTTTGCAGACAGCGACAAATCTACCATCGCACAAATCAGCCAGTCACGAAGCACATCAGGCCGGGGCGTTGATGTGCAGTTTTCTTGCTCAGTCATTCTAATGCCTTTCGCATGTAAACCTTAAATCAATTAATAACACCTTATAAGGTGTTATCAACCCACTTTCGACACCTTAATGGGGGATTTCCATACTTGCAGTTGTTAGACACACCTTTAAGTGTTAGGTATTTGGGGCGAAAACGCGCCCAGGCGACATAGAATTTTTTTGCATTGATTAGGGTTTCAAATGGCCAAGACAAAACGCGAGCTAAGCCCAGAGGCTTCAAGACAGATCGAAAACGCGCGAATAAATATGAGGATCGCGATTGCATTGAGCAGTTACAGCGAAACCGGGCTTTCTGAGGCAGCAGGCATGAGCCCCAACGTCCTGGGGAAATTTTGCCGAGGCGAAACTATGATCAATCTCGCGAACATCATTTCAGCCTGCGAAGTCCTTGGAATGCCGCTCTCACTTATCGTTTCAGACCGAGAGCTATCACCCGCACGCATCCGACTAGCCAAGCTTGTAGACCGCCTGGACGAGGCCGACCTAGCAGCCTTTATGGAGTCGGAAAGAAAATAGGGGTCAACGCCTCCGCCAACCCCCTGAACACAAGAACAACCAAACAAATTGGGCGGCGCTTAAAGCGTCGCCCTCACTTCTTTTTACGAGCCTCACAAAACAGCTCAAGGCGATCAGCCATCCGATCAAGATCAGCCTCACCCTTTCCGGCCATCAGCGGCGCGAGACCCCCAAAAGCCAGAAGCTCCCCCAAATCTGGAACAGCAGCCCCAAATTCTCCTTCTGGTAGATCCCCAGCGACCTTAGTGGTCGAAATTTCGTGTCGAAAACTGAGCTTAGCGGGTCCACACATAATTGTTCCTCCAAACCTTTTATCTGTATTTCATACCCTTAGGGCGCGATATTGTGGCGGTCAACCCTTACATGCACAACAGATAGTAGCCAAACCTACGGGTATTTTGCAAACCTTTTTTAATTGACTCACACCTTTTAATGTGTAATCAACCCTAAGAATGAACACCACAAGGTGAGGGCTTAGACCCATGAACAAGATGCAAGCCACCTCAAACCGTTGGCCCCCACAAGAGGGGCCAATCACATTCATCATCGACGGTTCAGGGCTGGGGTTAATCCTTCTGATTCTCTTTTTGATTGTGACGGTAGCAATGATTTTGAGGGAAGGTGAGAAAAAATGAACAAACTTAAAATTCTGATTTCAGAAGACACAAGGCTCAACACACAACAGGCAATAGACTGGCTCGCAGAACACGGCATCACGACCGGGCGAGGCGGATTAGCCACAGCCAGAAGTGAGGGCCGCTTAGCCTGGACCGAAACTTATGGAAAGTTTCGCATCCTATACACCCCCGCAGATCTAGCGGCAGCATTCATCAAGGATCATTACCCATGCCCCTCAAATGTATCCAAAGGAAACCCGGCGGCAACTGGCACATCCACGGCACCGTTGCTGGGGTCGCAGTTAGAGAAAGCACTAAGACTAGCAACCGCAAAGCCGCCGAAGCCATCCGCATCAGGACCGAAGCGGAAATCTTGCAACGCGCTGCCCTTGGAAAGAAAGCAACCGCGACGTTTGAAGAAGCTGCCATAAATTACTTGATGGCCGGGGGAGAAGGGCGGTTTCTACCTGATCTGCTATTGCAGCTCCAAGGCAAGAAACTGAGCCAGATCGACAACGCCGAAATCAATGCGTTGACCGCTAAGCTTTTTCCGAAAGCCGCGCCCGCCACGATCAACAGGCAGGTTATCGGGCCAATTTCCGCCATCCTAAATATGGCGGCAGAGGATGGGCTATGCGACCCAAAGAAACTGAGGCGGCGCAAGGTTGACACAAAGGTCACGCGCTGGCTCACACCAGAAGAATTTGAACGCTTTTCGGCAGAGCTGCCGCCACACCTTAGCAAAATCATAGGGTGCATGATCGGCACCGGCACAAGGGTAAAGGAAGCTCTTTCAATTCAAGCCGTGAACTTCCACCACAACACGCGGCAAGCATACCTGATAGACACCAAGAACGGGCACCCACGTATGGTGGAATATCCAGAGCGCGCCCTGCAAATGATGTGCACCGGGGGCTTGCCAGATTGCGGCCCAATCTTTCTGACCTCGCGCGGAAATCCATATGCTGAGCGCGAGAACACAGGCGGGCAAATCAAAACCGCTTTTAACAAGGCCAGGGATCGCGCAGGGCTTGAAAAGAGCGGCCCCCGCAAGGTCACACCGCACACCATCAGGCACACATGGGCAACATGGTTTTATTCACAAACCAAAGACTTTGGAAAGCTTTTAGATCTTGGCGGATGGGCCGATGCCGACACCGCAAACATCTACAGGAAAATTGCCCCCGAAGACCTTGCCGAGCGCCTTATTGATCATGGCTGGGACTATCGCAGAGGGCAAAACCATCACCCCCAAAGCCTGCGCGCCCTAAAGTAAAGGACAGACAATGATTGCAGCACTTTGGATTGGCCGTGAGTTTTACATTGGGCGCATAAAAGTCGCTCAAATCTCACCAGACTGGACGCCAGGGCCAAGGGGAGAGACCTTTGCCGGGCTTTGCTCACTCCCCGGCGCAGCCCAGATCTTAGGCCCATACGAGAGCGAGCAGAAGGCGAAGGAAATGGTTGAGAAATCAGCCAACAGCCGGATCAAGGCAATGTTTGGCGCAAGCATCAACACCACTCGCGCCGCCGTAGAAGAAGGGCGCACCCTGCGCGTGAGCGCCAGGGCAATCCTGCGCGCAGGCATCTGGACATGCTCAAATCCGGTAAACGCCTACGCCCTGTTTACAGACCTCAGGCACGCCCTAGGCATGAAGCGCGAAGACGCACCGGAATACCCAAAGCCAAAACCAAATCTTGACGAATACGAGCCGCAGAGCGAGGAGCAGTTTTCACCCTTTGACGACGACGACAGCCACAGTGTAACAGCCTAGGAAACGGCCCAAAGGAGACCTCGGAGGCAATAAGCTTTTAGGTCCGCCCCTAGGGACGAGACCAAAAGTTAAACACCCCTGCATCCTGTCAAAAGATTGCGAGTGTAGTCATGCAGGGCATGGGAGGCGTCATGCATCATGCCGGGCCGGTATTCATCCAATCGACCTTCATTTAGCTCAACAAAGTTTGCATCCGCGTCCATAAATGGAGGACAAACCATCCGTAAGTCAGACATCAGTGATGTCAGCGTGGTGACATATTGAGGCAACTCACAATGAGCTTCCAAAATATGCCTACTCACCGCAGATTCACGAGAGAAATGATCCGTAGTAATGTTCCCGTTTGAAAACCAGATTGGTGAACTTAGCTCTTCTACCGCTCGTTTCAAAATGCCCGAGGTTGAGCCGAGATTAGAGGCCGAGACACAACGTTCAACATACTCAACCTCATCACCGTCAAACTTCCCGCCGTTGAAAACCATACAAACAAAAGCATATCCACGATCTTGCCTCTGTTTGAATGCTTTGTTTCGCTTTCCGAATTTTTGAAAACTCTTTGGCTCCTTCAGTTTTTTGAAGTCACCTTCGGTCATGTTTAAGGCGATAAACGCCAATGCGGCGGCCAAACGACTGCTGAGAAATAACTCCTTAGATCCCGATTGTATTGAAAGAATGTGTGCAGCTGTATTGTATTCGATCAGGTCGTGATTGTAAGCCAAAGCATTGAACTCACCATTGGCAAGATGCATTTCTACAATTCGAGGACCCTCTTCGGGGTGTGAGTTAATCGCGGCGACGGCTGTTCCGATCTCCGCCGCTATCGCCCGTACCTCTAGCAATGCCCCCACAGAAACCGGTTGCCTAGCAAAGTTCCTTCTCGAAGGATTTTCGCCATATCGCGCCATGAATATCGGCTTGTCTTCGCGGACACTTCCGTCTGGATCAATTTCTGCACCTGAGACATAGTCGATTGTCCATGGCCTTGCATTACTATGCGAGGCAGAGGGAGCGGTGGAGAAGCGATAATATGACGGGGAGAGTACTCGGCGATCTTTATCGAAGAGATTTATGATATTCGGAAACTCTGTCTCAACGCGACGCTCTAATGCACGGTAGGCACGACAAATTGACCCAATATACTCTCGTCCCCAGACAGTTCCAAAGAAGTCAAACCAGTGGGTCATCTCATGGCAAAGGACCTGAAGGTCATGTCTAACGGGCATCAAATCTCCCGCTACCAGGGCGTCTCTAACACGTTTCGTTTGAAAACAGCCCACTTCTACTATCGTTGAATGGGGGGTAAATGAACCAGCAGAAATTTGGTTGGGAAAAGTGGCCGTTTGCAACTGTCGCTGTTCTTTCTGGGCCTGGGTAAAAGTATGTACGGAACTTTCAATGAATGGCATTTCACATCCTTTCGAACTCATCAAAAGGCAGATGACACTGAAGTGCTATTGGCGGCAAGAACATTGCGCGGACCACAAGATACAACACCGCATTGCAGTCATTGGTTCCGATTGCAGCGAAGGTCGGTTTTCCGCCCTTCCTGCCGCTTCCTGTTAGCGGATGCCTGTGCTTAAACACGCGAGCGTAAGGCAAACCCGGCCCTGGTGCTATTCCACCTGCGCCTAATAAAAAATGCTATTGAAAGTCTGAGCCTTAGCTAGAAACAGGGCCTAAGTTCTATAGTTCACCAAAATGACGGGTATTTTGTGTAAAATACTACACACGATCCTTGCGTTAACTCCGCATTGTGTGTATCAGTATACACATGATCGAGCGAAACAGTAAGAAGATCATCAAGAAACTGATCGAGCAAGGCTATACCAAGATCCACCACAGAGGATCCCACGTGAAGCTGCGCAAAGGTGAGCAAACGGTGATCGTTCCACACCCCAAGCGGGATCTGCCAACCGGCACCGCCCGCGCCATAGCAAAGCAAGTGGGCTGGATTTAATCCAGCCCACCGGCACCAAGGAGAGAGATAAGCTGTTCGCTCAACAGCAAGGCCAAACCCGATCCTCAAGACCAGGGCGAGGCAATAGGAGAGAAAGGATGACCCATGAACTATATAGCCGTAGTGCATCACGAGGAAGGTAGCGCAACTGGCGTTCACTTTCCCGATGTGCCCGGCTGCTTTGCTGCCGCTGATGATCCAGCAGACATCTTGCAAAACGCGATTGCCGCGCTTGACGACTATTTTGCAGATAGTCACGAGATCACAGAGGCACGAGGCATTGAAGCCATCAGACTTGAGGCAAAAGAGGATCTTGCAGAGGGGGCCTACCTTATGGCGGTTCCCTTTATTCCAAACTTGTCGAAAGTCGAGAGAGTGAACGTAAGCTTTGAAAAAGGGTTGCTCAATGCGATTGACACCCAAGCTAAGCTTTCAGGGTACAAAACCCGATCAGCGTTTCTTGCAATGGCCGCTCGTAAAGAAATCGAGCAAACCCGCGAAAGCGCTTAAACAATCACCCCGGCAGCACTCAGCCGCCGGGGCAGCACCAGGGCGACAAGCCGCACCCGCAGAACAGTCCAGGGTGCGCAGCCTGCCAACACCCCCAACCACAAAAAATGACGCACAAAGAACCAGAACCGCGAGGCTCAGGAAATCCAACCTGCGCATTTTGCGGCGGCAGGGGTGAACCGGCCCCCTCATTGCGCAACCCCCAGGAGGGCACGCAAAGCAGCCTCAAGCTTGCCCCAGATCAACGCCAAGGCAGACACCGTAGCCCCAAGCGCCAGGATCACGCTGCGCCACCGCGCCCGCACAATGCCCTTGGCTTCCTCATACCGCGCCAGCTCAACCAGCGTTTCGCCATAGTCCAGAATTTTGCGAACCTCAGCGACCTCCCCAGGTTCCAGTTTCACACCATCATCAACAAGCGCGGCTTGCAGCTTGGCAAGGATTGTCAAAATCTGCTCATCAGCAGTCACTTGATCAGGCACCTTGTCACCTCCCCTTTTTGCGGGGCCTGCGCCCCGAAACACAAAAAAGGCCCGCACGGCACATATACCGGCGGGCCTTGCTAAATTTCCCTGCTGATTTGGGCGCGAAAATCAACGCCTCACAAAATCCGCACACACCTTGTACGGCACCCTGTCAAGAAATTGAATTAAAACAACTTATCAGATCTGCCGTTTCCCTTGGTAAGGGAGAGGTCGAGAGTTCGATTCTCTCCAGCAGCACCATGAAAATCTCAATAGATGCAGATAGTTGCGCCAAAACAGCGCCTTACACTTGCAGACTCCGACACAGTTACCCTGACTATGCCCCGTCCTGTCAAAGAGCCAAAGAGTGGAATCTACTACATCCGCGTGCGCGTCTCGCTGACCTGACGGCGTCTTTCGGACGTACTGAGGTGCCGAAGTCCTTGCGAACACGAGAAACTGCGGAAGCAAAGGAACGCTTTGCGACCGAGTATGCGGCCATCCAACGCCGCTGGGCTGCCCTTCGGGCCAAACCTGAGCGCTTCCCCTCAAACAGATCCTCAGCTTGGCAGGGCGTGTTTATCAGCGCCTGACGGCAACCTTGGAAGACGAACCTGGCGAATCGCCCATCTGGGAAAATTTTGGCCCAGAATATCCCACAATGAAGTTACCCTGGGCCCAGAGGGGGCAGCGCCCCCTGCTTTTGTTTCTCTTATTCTGTGTTCAAGGCGTCTAGCCGGGCGGTTACTGAAAGGCCATGAGCCTCCAAGCTTTCACTCTTTGCCAAGACTTCTGCCGCAGGACCAATGGCGCGCAAAGCAGCCGGTGTCATCTGGCTAAGTGTCGTGCGTTTGACAAAATCCATCACCGAAAGCCCAGAAGAAAACCGTGCTGAGCGCGCTGTTGGCAAGACGTGGTTGGGACCACCAACATAGTCACCAATGGCTTCGGGGGTGTACTGGCCTAAGAAAATCGCCCCGGCGTGGATGGTTTTGAGGCTCAGCGCTTGCGGGTCGGCAACACAAAGCTCCAGGTGCTCAGGCGCAATCCGGTTGGAAAGCGCAGCTGCTTCATCCAGATCACGGACAGTGATCACGGCGCCAAAATCCTGCCAGCTAGCGCCTGCGATCTTGCGGCGGTCCAGGGTTTTTAGGCGATGCTCAACTGCCTTAGCGACGGTGCGACCAAAGTCAGCGTCATCGGTGATCAACAGCGATTGCGCGCTTTCATCGTGTTCTGCCTGGCTCAACAAATCCAGAGCGATCCAGTCAGGGGTATTGTTTTTGTCGGCGATGACCAAAATCTCGGAGGGGCCGGCGATCATGTCGATGCCAACCTTGCCAAACACACGTCTTTTGGCGGCGGCAACAAAGGCATTGCCCGGGCCGGTGATTTTGTCCACAGGCGCGATAGTTTGGGTGCCATAGGCCAGTGCCGCAATCGCCTGGGCGCCGCCAATTCGGTAAATCTCGGTGACGCCGGACAGCCGAGCGGCCAGCAGGACCAGTGGGTTCAGCACACCATCTGGTGCTGGCACAGTGATCGCCAGGCGCGCAACCCCGGCCACCTGCGCTGGAATTGCATTCATCAACACCGATGACGGATAGGACGCAAGCCCGCCGGGAACATAAAGCCCTGCCGCCGAAACCGGTGACCAGCGCCAGCCCAATGTAGCGCCTGAAGCATCTTCCCACTGAGCGTCTGTCGGCATTTGCTGGGCGTGATAGGCGCGAATGCGATCCGCTGCCAGTTCAAGCGCGGCACGTTCTTGCGGAGACACGCTGGCGATGGCGGCATCCACTTCCGCTTCCGAGATGGCCAGCTGGTCTGCTGTTAGATCCAGGCGATCAAATTTCGCCGTGAGCTCTAGTACTGCAGCATCGCCGCGGGCGCGTACATCAGCAATGATCTCAGCCACAGCGGCGTCTACATCCGGGCTGTCTTCGCGCTTGGCATTCAGCAACCTAACAAAGGCGGTTTCAAAATCTGCGTCAGAAGTGTCTAGAAAAACGGGCATATCGGTTCTCTCTGGCTGTTATGGCCGACATAACGTCCCATGGGCGCTGCGACAAGCGCTAGGACAGAACCAGCAGCCGTTTATCTGTTCGCTGAGCTACTCCCCAATGTTTGGATAGGTTTCCGCGCAGATTAGGCTACTCTCTGCTCCTTCTGATCACTTTGGGTTTCGTCATTTCTCAGCCAATAAACCACGGCTGGAGGTTTGCTGCCAAGGGCAGAATGGGGGTGTTTGCGGTTGTAGAATTCGATCCACTTGCCGACGCCCACCTTTGTTTCTGATCCTGTTTCCCATGCGTGCAAGTAGACGCACTCGTACTTCAGGCTGCGCCAGAGCCGTTAGACAAAGATGTTGTCCAGGAACCACCCCTCGCCGTCCATCGAGATGCGCACGCCGGATCGACGCAACCGATCCGTCCAGGCAAAGGAGGTGAACTGGCTGCCCTGGTCGGTGTTCATGATCTCGGGCGGTCCCAAACGGTGGATGGCCTCGTTCAGCGCCTCAACGCAAAAGTCGGTCTCAAGCGTGTTCGAGATACGCAATGCCAGCACCTTGCGGGTGCGCCAGTCCATGTTCGCCACCAAATACAGGCACCCGCGCCGCATCGGAAGATAGGTGAAATCTTCCGCCCAGACCTGATTGGGTCGATCCGCCCGCAAACCGCGCAGCAGATAGGGTTAGGTCTTGTGCCCTTTCGTGGCTTTGCTGGTGTTGGGGTTCTGATAGATCGGCATCACGCCCATCAGCCGCATGAGGCGACGGATGGCCAAGGAGCGCCGCCGGTTTGGTTACCGGCGGCTGCAGGTGATGGTCGAACGGCAGGGCTGGCAGGTGAACCACAAGACGTTCCGGCGGATCTGTCGTGAAGAGAAGCAGCAAGTGCGGCGC